CAGCAGTTGAAACTTCTTTGCCTTCACTTGAGGAGGAATGATGTAACCACCTTCCACCAGTTCAGGTGCAGAAACACGACAGATGATGTCACCATAGACATCATGATCATTCATGCCAGGTTTGGCAACAGTAACAGAAGTGCGACGAGTAGCAGTGAAGAAGTAACAGCGATTAGCATGAGCAGAGAAATACTCTGTGGCAGGGAAGAAATGACGCTGAACTGAGTTGTGTGCTTCATCAAAGTAAATGGTATCTACATCAATTTCTGCTTCCTGAAGACGATTCAAGGAGTTGTAAGTGGTGAAAATCAGTTGATGCTTACCTGCTGCAATGCAAGCAGCATTGTGTGTCTGAATCTCAGTCACTTTGGTAGTGCTAAAGTGATGTGTTTCACCACTGTGAACGTGCATCACTTCCACATCAATGATATGCTCAAGAAACTCAGAAGAGAGTTGCTCAGCAAGCAGAATGCGAGGAGCAACAACAACAATGGTCTTTTGAGTTTCTGACTGGAACTGACGAACAGCATCCATAATGGCAACAAGAGTCTTGCCACCACCAGTGGGATAGATCACTTGACCTTTATCATTCACAGCAAGTGCATCAACACCACGTTGCTGATGAGGACGAAGAGTTACCATTAAGAATCAATCAGTAATAATAGAATACCCCACCAACTAGCAAAAGTCAATGGGGTGTGTGCCAGTTTATCAGTCGTCAGCAGGAGCAGTAGCAGCAGACTTGCCAGGTTTTGCAACCATTCCATTCTCAAACCAATAATTTACAAGTGCCCTGCGCAAATCCAGCAACTCAGCATAACGGTCTTTCTGCTCTTGAGTCCACACAAGACCTTGCTTTTGTGCAACTTGAGTCTTCAACTCAAGCATTTCCTTAACAATAGATGAGGAGTTCATAATGATGTGCCTTACACTATAGGGACAGTTTGGAGGTAACTAACTTTATTTTTCTGAAGATTTCAAAAGAATGATATTATTGTAGTATTGGGGAAAGACTACCAATCTAGCAGGATTTACGCCCTCAACCTCATCCCAACGAACAACAACATATTCATTATCCACAAAGTCTATAATTCCAGTTCTTTCTTTGTAGATGACTTTTGTTCCTTCAGAAAAACTCATAGAAATGCAAGTTCCAATGGATTTAGTTTTAGTTGCATAGATGTATAAGATCTAGTATCTCGCACATCCACTTCTTTGCCTACAGTTTTAGAATTGATTGGCGCATAATAAACTTTCTTTTTGGAGTCATAAAATCCCCAAATTGTTTTTACACTTTTTCCATTATTGTAATCATAGGATCTATGATCACGCAACCAAATGGAAATCATATTTCTTTTGAACTGCTCAACCTCATAAGTATAATTCTTGGGTGGTTTATGAGGAAAATCAATGGGGAGTTCAATCATTTTTTAGACTCTTTTGTCTCCTGCAGTTTATAGATAAGACCTTTAAGATTTTCTATCTCCTTATTTTTTGCATCAACACATTCTTGAAGTTGTTTTATGTTTGATTGAAGATTTATAAGGAGTTGTTCTATTGACTGATTTACCATAAAAGTTAGGTAAGAAAGGATAACACCACTTTAGATTCAGCATCATCCATAATTTGGTATTTATCAGACTTACTAATGTTTTCCCTCAGTTGACCATAATGTTGTGGATACTGCTCACCATCTTCATCTGTGATAAGATCAAAGCACTCTTCGTCAGTTTCTGCAATTACATTCCAAACACCACCATATTCAGATTGAGGAAAGGGAACGAAGTGGTCAACAATGTAGAGATTTTTAGTCATTTACCTTTTTAGATTACTCTTTGATTTTAGTGTATGGACTGGTTCCTGTCAAGTTAGAAAGTTGCCTCTCAAATTCAACTTTGAGAGGTACAAGATGGGAAATAAGAAATCTCTCATACTCATTCCCCTCAATCAAATTTGAAATGTTGTCAATTTGCATTAAAGCAAAATGCAACTTAGTTTCTTCTCTCATGCAAACTCCATGATGTAGTAGTCAAGATCAACACCAATCTTTTCAGATTCCTCAACACAATGACTCAAGAATACTTCAAGTTCATCAGTGTCCATTTGTTGTAGTTGTTCATCAGTCATTTTTGAAACCTTCCTTGGGTAAAGTTGGCATAGGAGAACTGCTCCCTGTTCACGAGTTTCATCATACCATACTTGCTGGTCATAACAAAACCTTCCTGGTTCACTTGCTCACCATCAATGTAAGACTTAGGGCAGTTGTAGACTATGAAACTCTCCATGAGTTCATGCTTCATTTCAATCACCATCAGATACAGATTAGCAAGTTGAAGTGAACCAAGAATACCAATCAGGTCTGCATCAGTGATACCCTGACCATTGCGAATCAGTGCATTGATATGCTGCTTGGCAATAATTGCATCCTTCTTAGTGAGGAAAACACTGCTATCCATCTGAATCTTAGGTGCAGTGATGTTTGTTGCAACCCTATCTACAAAAGGTTGCACAAACTTACAATCACTGGTGCTAATCATCTCACCAGTAATAGGATGTGCTTCCATCTCAGGAAGATACTTACCAGTGTAATAAGTATGAGGAGCAATGACAATCTTTTCCTTCAAAGGAGAAGGAAACTTGTAGGTAATAGTATTGGGTTTAAAGGTATCCAAACCAGTAGCAAAACCAATCCAATCACCTTGAAATACTCCCTCAGTGCGAGGAAGATAATCAAGGCAAGCAATCAGAATCTGTGCAACACTGTGCTGATGCCCAAAGTAAGTAAAGACATCATCTTCATTGTAGCAGATACGAATTTTCTGCTTGTTAAATGCTGCCTTGGTGCATACAAAGAACTGCTTTGTTTCAGGATGAGTTCCCCACACAATAGCAGGAGCACCATCAATCTTCACACTGATGTAAGCATCAGAATAGAGTGCATCAATGGCAGAAAGATCACCAGTCAGGATGAGATCTTCAGGGTGCTCCAGATGAGTGTTTGGCATAGTGATTGGTCTCTTCACCTATAGGACAGTTTGGAGGTTACTAACAATAATAGAAACAAAAAAGGAGGGTTTAGACCCTCCTTATGACACTTATTTGATTGTCACTCAGTCTTCATAAACTCTACATTCAAGTGCATTAGGATTTGCATCACAGAAAAGTTCTAAAGGTGTAGGATCATGTTGATCATCTGGATGATTTTCTTTATATGCTTTAAGTGCCTCAAGTTCCTCCTCAGTGTGTCTACGTGCCTGTGGTGAAATAATTGGATTACTCAAAATGTCTTCATCCTTTTGGATGTGTTGATCTATGCTATCCATTGTTTTGTATCGTGATGTATCTATTTATTTTGAGATTGGTAAACTATCAGTCTTTCCTTCAAGAGTTCTTACCATCAATTCTGCAAATTTCTCCATTTTTGCAGCAGAAACTGTCTGTGGATAGTATGTAATGGCATCTTTAAGTGCTACCAATTCATTCCACTCATCATCAGTGAGATTTGTTGTGCCTGCCTTAGGAAGTGTCATTTTTTGTGTGCCTTTCCTGACATTCTACAAGTATTTAACTGCAAATGGTCAGTTCTTAAGATTGTTTTTATAGTGTTGTTACCTTACTTTACATGTTATTGAAGAAGGATCCAAACATTCCACTATCTCCACCTTTGCGGTTCTCCAGCATATCAAGAACTTCATCAGCACTTTTCAGTGTTTCAATTTGCTGAATCATTTTTGCAATTTCTTTACACACAAATGGTTTTTCTTGACGAGCAGAAAATGCCAAAGCATTTCTGAGACTTTGCTCTGCATCTTTGAGACTATTAGATACTGATTCAGATAGTGCCATAGGTCGTCTTTCCTTCTAGTAGATTAAGTAGTTCTTGATTCTTCTTCAGATACTTTTGATGATAATCAATATTTTCACATATAGTTTGCTTGAAGGTATAATAAATTTCTTCAGCAGTTGCATCACCATCTAAAATATCATAAGTCCAGTCACGAAACTTTTCCAGTGAATACTTTTTATAATCAAATTCAGATTCCATCACCATTCAATCCTTTCAATTCATTATAAATGATATCAATTCTGGCGTCAAGAGAGTTTGAAATTTCATATAAAGCATTTGTTTGCTCTATGCTTTCTTCTTCAAGTCTTTTTATATCCAGAAGTAAACAATTATATTTTTCTTTCAGTTCTTCAACTTCTTTTGCTAAACAAAAGTGCTCATCATAATAGTCCTGGTAGTATTCACAAGAAGAATAAAATATATTTTTAATCCAGTTAATCATTTTTCTCTACTCTCCCAAAAATCATTCCAATCGCCAGTGGAACCAACAGATACATTATGAGTAAAATCTAATTTAGCACGTGCATCATAGTATGCTGCCTCTTTGAGATTATACTCCCTTTCTTTATCTTTTTGAGACTCTGGAGGGATGTTATCTTCCACCCACTTTTTCAGGGCAAAATATCTATCTTTCCAAATTTGTGCTTCAGGATTCATAATCAGTCAGAGTTTTACTGTGTTTGGATAACAACCTTTCAGATGCTTTTGCTTTTTGATCTGGGGTCATCTGAGAATAAAGATTAACCAACTTATCATAGATTGGTTGCGAATAATGTGTTTGCTTCCAATTCATATAAAGATGACAATAATCATCAACAATAGTATTCATTAGTCTACAAGTTTGAAACAAACAGAATTAAATTTACCAATTATACCTTTGAGTTTGATTTTAGTGTGCCAAGTATGGACATCCACCTCATCAATGGTATATATGCGCCCCAAAATTAAATGATAGGTATCATCATTATTGCCCCAAGCAATTTGTTCCTTTGAGCAACCTAAAAATTCTACATTGTCACCAACTTCAAGTTTCATCTTTCTTTTTGAGTGAGAATGATCCATCTTCAAGATCTTTCCATTCTAGCACATCACCCTCTTTCCATCCAAGTTTCTCAATCATTTCATCTGGAAATGTGAGAACTCCATCATCATCAA